AAGCTTCCGAGTATGGCGAGCCGGAGCAGTACAAGAAGATCGGCGAGAAACTAAGGGAAACGTATGGCGATTAACGCGGAGCCATCGAAGTGACCCGCGCAGCCCACAAAAGTTCGACATCTTCAATTGGGCTCTCGGTCTGGGACAACAGATGATAGAGGTCGGGGTGCGATCCGCGCATCAACTTTTTAACAAGTGTGCGCCCGTCAAGAAGCTGGACCACACACAGTTGGCCTATCAAATCCGGCGTCGGAGGCGTGCGAAGCTCATCGTAATACACGAGCCACCGATTAAAGAATGGGCCGAGAGAGTCGCCTCTCGCTTCAACCGCCACTGTATGTTCAGTGCCATTCTCAGGCATAGGGACCTCCTCGAACGGTCCCTGGGCGTCAAAAAAATGTGCTTCCGATCCTGCTGCAACATATCCGACGAGTGGAGCCGTGAGCGTAGTAGAGAATACATCCTTCTCTAAAACGTTAAAAGCCTCTGCGGCTCGGCGAATATATTCTGCCGTAAGCTGACGTTCTCCACGCTCCAACTTGATGAACTGACTGCGCGACACACCCATGGCTTCGGCGGCCTGCTCGTGCGTCCAATCGCGTTCGGTTCTCAGTTTGCGAAGATTGTTACCCATAGCGGGAACCTTTACTTAATCGCGCCTTTGGTGTCCTTCCCCGATTTGTGGAAGATTAGCTTGACAAAGTTACCCACATTGGGGAACATGTCACACCATGAAGCTGCACCGTTATTTACAACTCACCGGGATCGATGATGAAGCTTTTGCTTCATCTATCGACATGTCTGTCTCTGGGCTGCGCAAGCTGAAAAGCGGCGAGCGCATTCCTCGTCCGCATACGATGCGGCGCATCTATGAAGCGACTGGCGGCGAAGTGACCGCCAACGATTTCTATGAAGATTTGATCCCAACACGCTCGACTTCTCAACAACAGGCTGTTTCCTGATGTCTGCATCATTGCCCCTTTTTGCTGGGACTGGATTCGCTAAGAACCGAAAGCGGATTCGCTGTGTTGACGCCGTTTGCAACATGGCTCGGCGTCTCTGGCCATCGAAAACAGCAATCAATCTCTCCAGCCGTGCCGAAATCTCTCAACGTGCAGCCGAGCTATGGCTTGAAGGCCGTACCGAGCCGGGTGCCGACGCTCTTATCAATCTTCTCCGCTCCGATGTTGGTTTCGATTTGCTGCAATCCATCATGGATGGCGCCGATACCCGTTGGTGGCGCGACTTCGAACGCGGCGTGCACATCGCTGAACTTGAACAGCGCATGAAATGGCAGGCCGAGCAGCTGGCATCCCTCAAAGCGGAGTTTTCGAAATGATCCGACACGCTCTTACGACAAGCCTCATCTGGCTTGCCGAAGGTACCCAGAAAATTACCGAAGTCCTTTTGCTCGTGGCCAAGCGGCGCGTGCGGAATGACATTTTCAACCGCGATGGAGCAAACAAGAAATGAGCGACAGTATTACCAGTGAAGCCCAGACGATTGCCGTTGGCCAGCTTCGTGCATTCATCGAACGTATCGAACGTCTCGAAGAAGAAAAGAAGACCATCGGCGATGACATCAAGGAAGTCTACGCCGAGATAAAAGGCAGCGGTTTCGACGGCAAAATCGTCCGCACCATCATCCGTCTGCGCAAGAAGGAAGACCACGAGCGTCAAGAAGAAGAGGCGATGCTCCAACTCTACTGTGAAGCGTTGGGGATGGCTTGATGAACGGGATCACGTTCCATGTTCCGGGTGATGTAGTTCCGTGGGCGCGCGCTGGCAAACACGGCAAAGTTCAATTCACGCCGGGAAAACAGCGCAACTACATGGGCGTGATCCGCGATTTCTGTTCGCAGGCGATGAGCGACCGGCCACTGTTTGAAGGGCCGGTTCGCCTCACTATCGCCGCCGTTTATCCTTGGCCGAAGACAGTCACGAAGAAGCGCCTTGCTTCCATTGATGGCGCTTGGAAATCCACCAAGCCGGATGGCGATAACATCGCCAAGATCGTCAAAGACAGTATGAACAAGATCGCGTTCGTCGATGATGCGCAGTGTGCAGTCACGACGGTTTTCAAGGTCTACGGCGACAAGCCGGGCCTGCGCGTCACGCTCGAATCCCTCGAAGGCATCCAGGCACCAATTGCCTGATCGGGTTTGTTGAACGTCGCTCGCGGCGCTCCGCAAATTCGATCTAAATGTGAGGCTCCCAAGATGACATTTTGGTACGAAGGACACTTGGACCAGATTGCGCAAATGCTGCGCGATGGTCTTTCCGCTCGCCAGATAGCCGCAAAGTTCGATGGTGTCAGCCGCAATGCTGTTATCGGGCTTGTCGGTCGCCGTGCTGATCTGGCTGAAATCGGCTTTTCCCGTTCACCTCGCGGTGGCGAAGATCGTGCGCATAAGGTCGCCCGCCTTCGTCGTGAGAAGGCGCCACGTCCCGAGAAGCCCAAGAGGGAGGCTGTAGCGGTCGAAGAAGCCGCCAAAGTTGTCCGGCCTGATATTGCCACGTCGCTGTATGACGCCAATTCCCTCCGTGTTGAACTGCACAACATTCCCGTCGGTGGCTGCCACTGGCCAGTGAATGATGTGCCGAAAGGCGGCGTATTCCTGTTCTGCGGCTGCGAGGCGATGCCAGAGAAGCCGTATTGCGAGGTTCATTATAGCCGCTCAATCGGTAAGGGCACGGAATCCGAACGCGCTGCCATCACCGCTGCGAAGTCGATTACGAGGGCAGCTTAATGGGTAAGCGGTCAACTGGCTTCGTGCGCCGCGAGCGCGATTTCTACGAGACGCCATATTCGGCGGTTCTACCTCTCATCCCGCATTTGCACGGCGTTTCCACGTTCGCGGAACCCTGTGCTGGAAATGGCGCGCTCGTCGGCCATCTGCAAAAGCATGGCCTCGTATGCACGTATGAGGGCGATATTTCTTATGGCTATGACGCCCTGACACATCGGTTTGAGGCCGATGCGGTTTTCGACGCGATTATCAGCAATGTGCCGTGGCGGCGTGATCTCCTGCATCCGATGATCACGCTGTTCATGCGCATCGCTCCTACCTGGCTGCTGTTCGATGCAGATTGGGCTTACACGAAACAGGCCGCGCCATTCCTCCCGAACTGCTCGCACATCGTTTCTGTCGGTCGCGTCAAGTGGATCGAGGATTCCAAACATACCGGCAAGGATAATTCAGCCTGGTATCGCTTCCACAATCAGCACGTCGACGGCCCGCGCTTCATCGGCCCCGCCGTGAAGGAGGTCGCATGAGCCAGTCCGCTTTCGAGGAACTATTCGACGCCGCTGTGATGCGCATTCTGGAATCCGGCTATGACTGGCGGGATCGGGAGGCAAAGCGATGATCATTGCCAACCGTGTCACATTCCACGCTGTCGAGCGCTATTGCAGCCGTATTTTGGGCGTGAAGTGCTATCCGCCGAAAGGATCGCGGCCATATGAGCGCGCAGAGATATTCTGCGAAGCTGCTGGCCTGACGATCGATCAGATACGCGCCATCATCATGACGCCAAACGTCGAACGTGCGTGCCGTCTGGGCTTCAAGCGCATGGTTTCTGAGGGCTTCACAGCGATTATCGACGATGGGATCGTCGTGACCGTTGTCGAGCGCAGGAAACCGGCGGCTTGCCGCAAACAGCGCTGGGAAATGGAGCTCGATCAATGACCGTTCTCCAGCTATTTCGCCGTGGCCGCGACACCCTCCAGATCGCAAAGCATATGCGCAAATCCGAGGCTGAAGTGCTGAGGATGCTTCATATCCTTCGCAGCCATGAAAAGCGCAGGAAGGCTCGTTTCGGGTCACTGGACGGCAACCGATGACAAAGATGCCATGGGTGCGTTTCTTCCCTTCAGACTGGCTCGGCGGCACGCGTGGAATGAGCGCTGTTGAGACTGGCATATACATCACGCTTATTGCCACCATGTACGAGCGTGGCGAGCCGATCGTGGAAGATCATGCCCGTCTTGCGCGTCTCTGCGGTGCGTCAAATTCTGCTTTCCGGAAGGCTCTCGACACGCTCATTGATGAGGGAAAAATCACCCGTATTGAGGCCGGTCTCTGGAACGATAGAGTTGAAAAAGAGCAAGTCTACCTCTCGGAAAAGTCAGAGGTAGGATCGCGAGCAGCAAACGCGCGTTGGGGTAAAAAACATAACAAAAACAATGATGCCGATGATGCGGATGCATTGCAAACGCAATGCCAAGGCAATGCTAACCAGAAGCCAGATACCAGATATATATCTACTGACGTAGATATAAAAGAAACGCGCACGCGCGATTTCACTTCCGAATTCGAAAGCCATTTCTGGCCGATCTATCCGAATAAGGTCGGCAAGCCCGTAGCCCGTACAGCGTTCATCAAAGCCAGAGTAAAAGCCGATCTCGAAACCATCATGGCCGGGCTACGGGCTTACGTATCCAAGACCGATGACCGCGCGTGGTGCAATCCGTCGACATGGCTGAACCAGGAACGCTGGGCAGATGCACCGGCGCAAGTTCCTCGCGGTCACGCGCCGCCCGGCGGGCAACAGCCCGCAATGATGGCCGACCTTACCGGCGCGCTGCTGCGCCAAATGACCGACAGGCAGAACGATGAACCAGATAGCGAAAACCGATCCACGATTGAAACCAGCTACTCCGGGGGAAATCACGGAACATCTGCACCAGCTTTTCGCCTCACTGCCCCAGAAGGGCGGCGATGATCCCGTCGCGGTCCTCAAAGGCTACACGATCGCCATCAACGGATATCCTGAATGGGCAGTTGGCAAAGTTGTTCATGCTTTCATCCGAGGCACGGTTCCAGGCCAGAGCAAACAGTTTTGCCCTAGGGCTCCCGAACTGTCGGCAGCAATCCGCAAGGAGCTCGAGCCGATCTATTCGGAACTGAGCAACGACCGCGAAAAAGCGAAATCGCGAGAAGAAGTCGTCAATTTCCGCAAGATGTCGGCTCCAACGGTCAAAATTACTCCCAAGGGAGAAATAATCGACACGAATGTCGATCACGGCACATGGCTGGATCGCTCCAGGCGCCGCGCATATCCAGACGGCGCGATCTGGGTAGCGAAAACCGCCACTGTGCATGCTCCGGCCAAGCCAATAACCAGCAACCCGCCCATGGAAGACGAAAAAATCCCGTGGTGATGAACGGCATAAATTCGATTGCAATTGACATAATTAGACAGGTTTAGACATGGCAACGCGGCAAAAGAACCAGAAATATTTGAGTGTTGGCGATATTACCGAGCGTTATGGCGTATCTCGCGCCACGGTCTACAACTGGCAGAAACGCGAGGCTGATTTCCCGGCTGCCGTAAAAATCTCGGGCCGTCCGTATTTCAGTGAATATGAACTCGACAAATGGGATGCAAAGCGCGGTGGTGTGGACCCTGACATCGACAGCCGCATTCACGGCCTGAAACCCTGCTCGGGCGTCATCACCGACTATCAGCAATTCATTGATGCCATGGTGCGCCGCCGTGACGATCTGCACATGTCGAGCATGGAGCTTGATGCGCAATCGGGCATGCAGGAAGGCTATACGAGCAAACTGGAAAACTACGGGCGCCCGCAAGGCCGTGGAATGGGTCCCGAGACATTCCCGCTATGGCTTGGCGGCCTTCGTGTGGGGATTGTCCTCGTTGATCTGCCGCGTCGGCCTCGTAAGAAACATGCAGATGTGGTATGAATCACCTAAGCGGGTGCAAGTAGCAGGCGACCGAATGTCCAACCGGTTGCCGGGAGGTGCAAATCCTCCCACAGCGCCAGTTTTGCTATCGCTCTTGGCTGGCACATTCCTACCCCAAGAGACGCTGGCAAATCCAAGGCCCGATGTTTGCACCATCGGGCTTACCAATTCCGAGTTACTGGACCTGCATCTGGTCTCGGTGTGTAGTTATGCAGGTGACGCGGGAAAGGACCGTAGCGTAATCGGCTAGCTGCAAAAGATTGCGCGTCGTTCACGATGGCGACGAAAAACAACCATCGTCTCAATTCGAGGCAAAGCCTCAACGGAATGCGAGGCGGTGAAAGCCGTGAAGGATGGGGAGGTCCGTCCGTTCCTCGCAAGTAGCTGACGGCCAGCGAAGATAGCCGTGGTTGGAGAACGGGTCTGGGGAAGTCCTCGTAGCCAGACGGCTCAAAAGAGCGCCGACTAGGGCAAAAATCCACCCTCATGCAGTACCGCCCCACTTATCCGGGTAGCGCGAGACATGAGGGCTCCGAAATCAGAACGGCGGCGCTGAAAGCAGAAGCGCGGATTACGGATACGCAGGAAAAGCAGAACTGCCGAGGCCGTACCATCGTCAACCGAGAGAAAATCGCGGCAAAGCGAGAAGTACCCGAAGCCGGGGTAGCGTCCGGCCCGTTCTGATCTTATCCGTATGGTGGTAGGCCACCGTGTCAGCCTCGGTTCGCCGGGGCTTTTTCATGTGTGTTGTTCACAATCATCCGTCGATTTCTTTGGACCATTGATGAACGCCACGGATTATCATTGTTCCGTTCGATGTGTATTCAGCTACGATTTCCGTTCGCACATTGCCGTCATCATCCTTCAGAACCTGTAGAATGCTATCATTCGATATTGGTTCCTCTGTAATGCAGGCATTTCCGAATATACCAATGTCTGACTTTTTCATGGCGTCACATGCCCTATCATTCGGATTTCAACCGGGACTGATGGTATCACGCTCAACGACAGCCAGTCGAATTGAGCGCCAAGTGCCACGGCAGCACATGCCAGACGATAGCGCTGCATGACCGCCGCATCAATCGGAGCTTTGTTGCCCCGATAATATCCGCGCTCAATATCCGTGATTGTCGATACCGACATGCCCACACGTTCCGCCAGATCAGGCCGGGACAGCTTCATGATGTTCTCACGCCACCATTGGCAACGCTCATTCTCCGGTGCATCTCGTGCAGGGTAAGACATACTCATTCCAGCCTCGTATCAGATGGTGACGAAATCAGTGCCAATCATGTGAATTTCGCAGCACATCAGCATAACAGAATGCGAGAATAACACGTTTCGAGTGGTGCTCAACGCACAAGCGAGTCATCGCAGCATAATCGACCCCAAACATGCGAAATTCGCAGCGTTTTGAGGTGTGACCAAATAGACACAAAAATCCGTCCACAGTCGGACCATTGTTTTCATTGCGCTTTTCACCTGTGCTTTGCGTGCTTTTCCGCAACATTCTACCGCTTCGCGCGGACACACCCTTCGTTCAATGCAAGATCACTCGATTAACCGTTTGAGCCGCGAACTCCATGTCAGCCCCGAAGCAAAAGCGCTCTGATTATGCGCATGCAGCACAAAAAGCCGCTGCTCTCATGAGAAAAGAAAAAAAACCGGTCAAATTAACGCCCCGCATCAAACGTGGTGTCGAACTTATGGTCTTCGAGGCAAAGACCCGTAAGGAAGCCGCGCAACTCATTGGTATCTCTGATGAAGCCATGCGACAGGCCCTCCTCCGACCCAGTTGCCTTGCTTACATGAATGAACAGATTGAGGTGTTACGGACTGGAGCGCGCCCTCAGGCGTTACAGAAGGTCATCCACCTGATGGAAACGAGCGGCAGTGACCGCGTGCAGCTGGATGCAGCCAAGTACATCGATGGCATGGACCGCACAGTGCACACGGTTGGCGCCGCAACACAGGTAAACGTCCAGGTGAACAACAGCACCACTGTTGAGACAGCCGGATACGTGATTGACCTGTCTGAGTTCAGCCGTTCGTCAGAGCCAAAACATGCGCAACAGATAGAACATCTGGAGCATGAGCATGTTAAACCTCTGATTTCTCAGGAGAACGTTCCTGATGAGGACTGAGGAACGCGCACCCCGTACCCCCTTCGTTCTCGTTTGTGGCCCTTCGAGGGGTGGCCCCCAAAAATCGCGGGCTGAATCTCCAGTCCACCCTCACACACGCGGTTTCCCCCTTTGGAACGTTCGGTCAGATTTTTTTCAAACCACAGGAGAAGTTCGATGAGTATTCCAGTTGGTGTGAATTTTTTTTTGTTGGCGCTGGCAATTCTGACTTTCGTGTCAGGGTGGGTTTGGGATGGGTCGAAAGCTCGAAATATACGTACGACCATCTTTTTCGTTCTGTTCGCTATCGTGACATCACATTCCGTGTATCGGTTGTTTTCCTGAGGTGGTGCCGGAATGAGCAACGTGGTTTCCATTGACGGCGGCGATATTGCGGATGGTCGCGAGCCAAATAGCCATGCGGTCGGCACGTTGGATGATTTGCTTACTATGGCCAAGAGTGGCGAGCTTGTCGGGATCGTCGCAGTTTGCGCGTTTTACGATCATACCATACAGCCCATTCGTAGCGGTCAGTATGAGGCCAATCAGACTATTGGCGGTTTGAACCGGCTCGCCTTTGACATTCTGAGGGCGACCGCCGATGACTGACATCGAAGAAAAAGCCCCCCTTCCCAAGATCGACCGCGACGAACATGGCCGCAAGATTTATCGGCCCGGCGGTCGGGTGCTGGCGGAATATATCGCGGATCGGTCACACGTTTCGATTATCCGCGGTTCGATCGGTTCCGGCACATCATCAGCGTCGATCATGAAGATGCTCGCGATTTCGATGGAGCAGCATAGAAACCCGGACACCGGATTGCGCCATACGCGATGGTGCGTGGTGCGCAACACATTCCCCGATTTGAAAAACACGACGGTCAAGACCTGGCTGGACTGGCTGCCGGAAGAACAGTACGGGCGCTTTTATTGGGATCGGCCCTTCCGCCACATCGTGCGCGTCGGCGATATGGATATGGAGGTGTATTTCATCGCGCTCGACAGCCCAGACGATGTTCGCAAGATGCGTTCATTCGAAGTGACTGGCTTCTGGTTCAACGAATTGGAGTTCATCGAGAAGGATATCGTCGACGAAGCGGAGTCGCGAACTGGTCGTTATCCAGCGGTGAAGGACGGTGGCGCGAAATGGGACGGCGTGATCGCCGACATGAACGCGCCGCGTGAAGATCACTGGATACCGCTGATGATGGGCGAGGTTCCGTTGCCGGACAATTGGACCGAGGAAGAACGGCTCTCGTATCGAAAGCCCGACAACTGGGGCTATTTCGTTCAACCGCCTGCAATGATCGAGCAGCGCGACGGTTCGGGTACGCTGATTGGATACGAGATGAACCCGTTGGCCGAGAATATCCGCTGGCTGAAGCCGGGATATTACGAGGAAAAGATCAAGGGTAAATCGAAACAGTGGATCGACAGCCGTGTGCTGAACAAGATCACGGTTTTTGTAGATGGTAAACCGGTCTGGCAGCAATTCAACGAGGAAACTCACGTTTCCAAGACGCCGCTTGATCCTATTCCGGGCTGGCCGGTCTATGTCGGGCTCGACTTCGGGCGCAATCCGGCAATGATTGCCGGGCAGATTGTGAACGGGCGCTGGCGTATTTTCGCGGAGTTGACGGCGCGTGATGCTGGCGCGTCGTTGTTCGCGCCGCAGGTGTCGCGGCTTCTTACGCAGCGCCTGGGCGATTGGGTTCCCGCGCGCCAGTCCCGCGAACTCAATGCGGTGCGCGGCTCGGACGGCGTCTATCAGGTCGAATTCTACGGCGATCCGAAAGGCGCGGACGGAACGCAGGCCGACGAACACACGGCCTATGACATTTTCCGCTCGCAGGGCATGCCTGTGGACCCTGCCCCGGTGAAAAACAATCATATCCAGACCCGTATCGAGGCCGTCGAGCATGCGATGATCACGATGGTAAACGGTTCTCCGCGCTTTGTGGTCTGCGGGACGAACTGCCGGACGCTGAAAGTTGCCTGCGCCGGCGGTTATCACTTCGCCCGCCTCAAGGGGACGGCGAACCACAAGGATACGCCAGAGAAAGACAGATATTCCGACATCGCCGACGCATTGCAATACATGATGCTTGGCGCCGGCGAAGGTCGGGCAGCGATCGGCCGCGAGCATCGCGGTTCCGGCGCTCCAGTTTCAACGAATATGCGACCAAAAACGAGGCGACGCGGTGGGTTCTGAGGACGGATTTACGCTTGCCGAGTGCGAGCCGAAAGAATGGTTTGTGGTTTTTCATCGTGATTCACTGCGACAGTGGGTGAATTGGCTGGCATGGGGCCGATACAAGCACGTTTCAGCGTTTGGTCGCGTGCCGTGGTCGGGTGATTGGGTATTTTTCGACTATCTGACCGGCCGAACCCGCGTTTTGATGGTCCCTGACGAAAAATCAGACAGGTTTCTGGCCCACTATGCCAAGATGGGCAAGATCGTGAAGATGCCGGCGCCTAATCCAGACGATGAAGGCATGAAATTCAAGCCCGGCCTCTGGTGCGTCACCGCTGTTGCGCATCTCCTGGGATTGCGCACCTGTGCTTTGCGCCCTGACGCACTTCTTCGCCATTGTCTCGCCAACGGTGGAACAATCGTAGTGGATGATGACGATGAAACCCAAGGAAGACCCGGCGCTGAAAGCTCAGGAAGAACAATCCAGACTTGAGCAGATACAGGCCATTCAGGACGATGTGACCCGCCGAACCAATGACGCTATGCGTCGTTATGGCACTCGCTCGTCAACCGCGCCCATCATGCGTTGATCAACATGGCGAAAATCTCAAAGCCTGCCGCTCCTGACAATACGTTGAAGAACCTCGAACGCGAGGCAAATTCACGTTTGCAGGACGCGCGTGGGCAAAAGGATTTAGTCGTGAAGGATTTGCAAGAGTCCTATTTCTTCACGCGCCCTCGCCTTTCTCGTGATGTGTCGTCGCGTTCCGCGCCATCAAAGCGTATCGAAGATGTTGACGATCTGGCTACCGGCATTGGTCCGGAGGTTAGCGAAGATTTCGCGACAGAACTGATTTCTGCATTCTTCCCGCAGAACGTTCGCTGGGCTGAAAGCACGGCAGATTCTGCGATCCTCGCTGGGCTCGAAGAAAATTCGCCGGAAATGAGCGATCTCAAGAAAGACCTCCCCGTTTACGACGCGAAGGTGTTTGCTGCGATCAACGCTTCGAATTTCAATGCTGAACTGGCGACGTCACTTGACCCAGATGCATCGCTTGGAACGGTTGGATGGTGGATCGATGCGCCAGGCGGCGGTCGGCCATATCGCGCCGAACATGTGCCGACGCGCGAGCTCGAGTTCAACGTTGGTCCTGACGGTGAGATTGACGACCGTTTTCGCGTTCGCCATGTCACTGCCAGCAAAATTCGTTCGGTGCTGCCGGATCAGACTTTACCGGCCGATGTTGAGCGAAAAATTCAGAGTAACTCTAAAGCAAAGATCGAAATTGTCTGGTGCTTCTGGCGTGACTGGAGCAAGCCGCATAACGATGACTGGATTCACGTCCTTCTGGTAGACCGAAAACTTGTTCATCATACCACGCTCAGCGGTCTCGGCTGCGTGCCGTTGATCATTGCGCGACTTTCACCCGACAAGCTGCATGCCTGGGGCAACGGTCCGGCCATCAAGTCCCTGCAAGAGTTTCGCATCCTCGACGTGATTACCGCTGCTACGCAGGATCATGTCGACCTCGCACTATCACCGCCCTTCGCGTATCCCGACGACGGGATATTGAATTTCGAAGGTGGGTTGGAATCTGGCAAGGGCTATCCGAAGCGGCCCGGGCAGCGTGGAGAAATCGAAAAGCTCTATTTCGGCGGTGATGCCGATCTTGGTTTTTATACGGTCGCCGACCTGGAAAAGAAGGTTCGCCGCAAGTTCTTCGCCGATTATCCAGAGCAGCGCGGTGACACTCCACCATCTGCCACACAGTGGATGGATGAAATGGTGCGTTCGCAGCGCCGTATCGGAACGCCGGGGCTGAAGTTCTGGCGCGAGGGCCCGTATGAGGTATTCCGCCGTTTCGAGTATCTCCTCGAAAAGGATGGGAAGCTTGACCCGATCATGGTGAACGGGACCAAGATCACCGTCACGCCGAACAACCCAGCAACTCAGGCGCAGGACGCGCAGAAGCTTCAGACCGCCGGCAATCTTCTGAATGCTTTCAAGGGTTATTTCCCGATGACATCACAGGCCGCCATCAATGAGCGTGCCACGATGGATAAGATGAAATCCCTTTCGAAAGATGAGGTCATTGTTCTTCGTGAGGAAGCGGAAACAAACCAGCTTGTGCAAGGAATCTTGAGCCAAATGGCCGGCGGTGCTGGTGGAGAAGGTGGCGACAATGGCGCAAGCTAAGCTTCACGATGAGGAAGTGCAAAACTCCATCCGCTGGATTTTTAGGCAAAAAGAAGCCCGCCCCTTTCTCGAATTTCTACAGTCAGAATTGGAAGCCATCGGAAGCCCGGACACCTGTGCTTTGCAGGTTCAGCATGGTCGCCGCACATTCGCGTCAGAATTGATCACAGCTGGAATGAAGGGATTGGGTAGCGATGGACCCGAAACTGACAATGAACGATACCGCCGAAACAAACCTCAACCTGAACAGCGCAAAAGCAGGCGTCACGGCCCCGCTGGCCGGTAGTATTGCGTTTGGCGCCACAATGTACGGTCCGAAGCCAGTATTCGCGCCGGAAGATGGCGGAGGGTCGGGCGGCGGTGACGGAGGTCAAAGTGGCGACGGCGGCGGAAATGCAGATGCCGGCGCTGGCGACGGTGGCGATCAGCCCGCCAAAAGTGGTGACGATCAGCAGCTACAGCGGCCTGAATATCTTCCTGAAGAACTCTGGGATGAAAAGGCTGGCTTCAAGGCTGAAGCTTACAACGATCTCGTTGCATTCAAGGCCAGCCGTGAAGCTGAACTCGCTCAAGTTCCGGACAGCGCCGACAAATATGAAATCCGGCTGCCAGCCACCTTCAAGCTCCCCGACGATGTGCAAGTGCCAGAAGGCGAAATGGTGCTAAACGCCGATGATCCGCGCATCCAGCTATTGCGCGAGGTCGCGCATACCCAAAACTGGTCACAGGCACAGTTCGAAGATGTTCTCGCCATGGGCGTGAACATGGATATCGGTGAGAATAAGCGTCTCCAAGAAGCTGCCGCAGCTGAACGCGAAAAACTTGGCTCCCGAGGCGCCGAGCGTGTGAACGCGGTAACGACCTTTCTCGACGCCAAGATTGGCAAGGAACACGGAGCCGCGCTGCGCGGCATGATGTTCACTGCCAAGCAAGTTGAAGCTTTCGAGGCGTTACAGCGCCTTGTCCGAGGAGACGTTCGGGGCAATCCGAACGGGGGCCGCGATGCCACACCAGCCGAACTTTCTGATGAAGAATATCAGAAACTATCGCCAACCGAACGGATCAACTACGCGCGCGGAATTATGCCCCGTTCGCTCTGACCGACTGCTGAGGAAAAACACCAATGCCAGCCATTACCCTTCCCGAATATGCCAAGGGTCTCGAAAAAAAGAGCATCGAACGTCCTCTGATCGAGACTTTCGCGGAGCATTCCGACATCGTGGCGGCCCTTCCGTTCTCCGGTTTCTCCGGCGGTTCGTATGAGGGCTATCGTGAAACCGATATCGGCAACGCACAGTTCCGCGCGATCAACGAAGGCGCGAGCGAGTCTCAGGGCAAGATCGCACCATTCCAGGAAACCAGCTTTCCGATCGACACCATTCTGAAGGTCGACAAGGCGATCATCCGTCGCCATGGCCAAGAGCGCCGAGCCCGCGAAGAAGCGATGCAGATGAAGCGTCAGTCGACACTTTTCACTGACACCTTCATCAACGGCGACAACAAGTCGAACCCCAAGGAATTCAACGGCGTGAAGGCTCGCGCCACCAACGCGAACGGCCGCCGCATCCACAATTCCACCGCCTCTGGTGGCGCGGCTCTGTCGCTCGCCGCTCTCGATGAAGCGATCGACAACACCACTAACCCGACGCACCTCATCATGAGCCGCGCATTGAAGCGCCGTTTTATTGGTGCGATGCGCGACACCACGATCGGCGGCTACATCGCGCAGACCCGCGATAGCATGGGGCGTCCCGTCACCAGCTACAATGATCTGCCGATCCTGACGGGCTATCCCAAGGACCGCCATAGCGCAATTCTGCCGTTCAATGAAGTTGGCTTCGGCGGCGGCGCTGCGCAGACGACTTCGATCTTCGTTGTTTCGTTCACTGAAGAAGGCCTTCACGGCATTCAGTTGACGAACATTCAAGCCGAAGACCTCGGCCTGCTCCAGCCCGACAACGTGTTCTATGGCACGAACGTCTCCTGGGATGTCGGCCTCGTCGATGACAGTGACTTCTGCCTGACGGCACTGGATTCGATTACTGACGCGGCCATCGTCAAGTAAGGCGAGCCGACTTTTGTGAAACATGGCCGGGTTGAGCCCGGCCAACTCTGACAGGAGATTGGCTATGGGCCAGCGGATTTTTAACCAGGACAAAGAGCTTATTTTCAAGGATGCTGGTGCAGTTACCGCCGATGGTGCTGCAACCGTTGATGGCTCCGCGAAAATTATCAAGGTCGGTGCAGGGCGCTTCGAAGCCGTGATGTTGGTCGACGTTTCTGCGATCACTGTGGGCGCAGATAACGTTTACAACATCATTATTCAGGGGAGCAACACGGCCGACTTCTCGGGCGCGAAAGAGAACCTTGCAGTTCTCAATCTCGGTAACACGGCAGTCCGCCCAGGCGGCGCGATTACTTCGCTCATCGGTCGATACGAGGTGCCATTTCACACCGACATCAACGACGTGATTTATGATTACGTCCGCGTTTACGTCGATGTCGCCGGCACCACGCCATCGGTCAACTTCAAGGCGTGGGCTTCCACCAAGTATTAATCGAGGGGGCGCGAAAGCGCCCTTTCTCCAAGGAGATATGAAAATGCCGGATAACAAAACGATCTATTTCAAGCGCGATGGCAAAGGCTATGAGATGGCGGCTATCGACGCGAACCGAGCACTGCGCCAGCATTCCGACGAATGGAGCGCAGACCCTTGGCCCAAGGCCAAGCAGCCAAAGGCTGACGCGAAGACTGACACATCTGATGCGGGAGCCAACGACAAAACGGATCAGGACAAAACTGATTTGCTTGGTGCGGGCACCGAAGACAAGGCCAAGGCCGAACAGAATAAAGGCTGACGCGGCGCGTATCTCCATCGCGGCACGTGCTGCTCAGAAGGCCGGGGGTTTTAACGCCTCCGGCCTTTGTGCTTGTCGGCCCTGTGCTTTGCTGGTCTCTCGCGTCTCAGCCAAATTCTGCGCATGGATAAGTTAACTGTTCTCAACAACGCGCTCATCAACACCGGCAACAACCGCGTAAACACGCTTTACGAGGATTCCGACGAATATATGGTCGCTGACACCGCGTTTGACGCGGCGATCAAGCTCCTATCGTCCATGCATACTTGGCCGTTTGCGACGACAATTGAAAAGCTGGTGCGAGCGCCTGACAATGAGAACAGGTCTCGCCACTTCCCAGAAAACTGTTTTCG